CTGCATTCCCTTGCCGCCCCGAGTGGGCTGCGAGGGATCTGGGATTCTTTCCCGAATCTCAGAGGCAATGTCTTGATCTACCGTGACCCTCACGCTCTTACACGCGAGGGCCCAGCGCTTGAGACTAGCCAAGCCGCCGAACCTCGAGAGAGGCTTGGCGGGCTTGACACTCAAGCGCCGGAACACGGCAGATCTCTTGTTCCTGTCTGGTCTACCCGCGACCCTCTTACGCCGGAACTTCTCTCCTTCACTGAGTCTCAGCTCACTCTCGACGAGCTGACACTTGAAGATCTCGAAGGACTCCAGCGGCACGGATACCAAGTCTGCGCCCAACGGCGCGAGCTCCCGGTCGACGGCTTTCGCCGCCTTCCAGTAGGCTCTCGGCTTGGGGATCCGTACAAGAGGATGCGGGTAGAGGCCCACCTCTCTGAACGGCTTCTTGCCAATGAGAGCAGCTCCAATCACAGCATCCGGCCCCCTGGAAACCAGGGCGCCGAGGCGAGACCGGAGACTGCGACCAATGGCAAGACCGCGACCCGTGTAGCCGAGTCCCCCGACCTCCACAGGAAGATGGAGACGGGGGTCGCACTTGACCCACGGGAAGCGGCTCTTAATAACCCTCTCCATCCGGCGCAACCAGAGGTTCTCAAGCCTCGGGTCCGCCTCCGTCGGGGCCCGAAGGCCCGGAGGAGGGATGGAAGGGGGTACGAAGAGAGTCATTCTGTCTTCACAGTTCTCCCGGGGAAGGGCGAGGATCTCGCAGGCCGTCCACGAATGGTCGGCCCGGAAGGTCTTCCCCTTGTTGAGCTGGGCGCCCACGGAGGCAACACGGTTGGCGTAAACGTCAAGGGCATCGGATCCAATCCGATGCCGGCCAACCGCGTCGTCTCCGTGGGTCAAGGATCGGCTGAACTTGCCGGCCGCCCAAGCGCTCACCCAGGAGAGAACTACGAAGCTGAGAGGTGTGCCCATCGGACTCCCTCTGGAGAACACGACTTCCCCGATTGGATCGGGAAAGCTCCAAGTCGTGTTCCCCACCAGTCCGAGCGATCGTCGCGCCGCGAGGTGATCCGCTGGCCGGATCGCACCTCGGCGCACGAGCGCTTCGACGACTACCTCGATCGCCGCGTGCGACAGACCGTCCGTTGCCTTGGAAAGGTCCAACGAACGGAATGTATGTCCGCGGCGATAGTGGAGACCATTGGGAATCTCACGGGATTCGGAGTCGATCGTCCAATGCCCGGGAGGCAGAAGACGGGACGACTCGCGGATCCAGCTCCCTTCCACAAAGGTGCGCGCGTCGGGTACACCAACGACCCGCACCTTGTAGCCGGGGGCCCTGAGCGCGGCTGCCTTCATGGCGAAAGGTTTCCCTTCCGCCCTGAGTGCCAGCAGCCCCGCACAGCGATAAGATTCCCTCATGTCTTCACTGACACCCGAACACGGCCTGAGGACGACACGTGCTCTCGAGAGGCAGAACGCCCCAAGAGAGTCGCCTGCAAACCGAGTAAACTCGGCCTGCGAGGCACCACGTTCCTCAAGCCCGTGCCCGAGGTGTTCGAGATAGCCGTCGATCCCGCCTCGAGTGGCAGGCCACTCGAGACAGGACGAACTGGAGGAGGGAAGCCGCCTCGGAGCCCTCGGGTTGCGTCGTGCTCGCTTCGACAGCGAGACGAACGACCTGAGGGACTCCAAGGCGGCAGCCGATGTGGGAAACGGTGCGCTCGCCAACTCTGCCGCACTCCGAAGGTGCTGGATCGCCTCCCTTGCGGGAGGCTCCGGCAACGACCTAGAGAGTCGAGAGAAGGCGAAACCGTTCTCGGGGCTCCGTACTGCCAGGCGGCAGAGACAGTCGACGACATCCTCTCGGATGCCACACGGCTGTATCTTCCACCTCTTGGAGTGCAGAGAAGCCCCGCGAACGTTGTGGCAAAGCTTCTTCACACAATCGACCTGATAGGCAACGCCCCTAGGGGCGGACCTACAGGCCCATTGGTGAAGGAACCAAGCCACGCGCATCGAATCCCAGCCAGACAGGACAAGACCGCTCCAGCAGGCCGTCCAAACCTGCTGAAGTGGAGACATATCGCCTCCGCGGTGCCGGTGGGCACGCACTCCCTTACGGGAGGGCGTGTCCGACTGCTCCGTCGGAAGGCTCTTTACAAGAGATGTTAGTCTCTTGTAGGTGTTCCTTTCGAG